CCCCAGCCCGACGGCCAGGGGAAGAAATACATCTTTAATTCCACGTTCACGGGCGGGCAGCCGGCTCAGGGAGGATCGAAATGAAGGCACTGAATCGACGGTGGTTCTCAATCAAGGCCAGCGCGGATGTCGCCGAGCTGGCGATCTTCGATGAGATCGGTGGCTGGGGCGTGACCGTCTCGGACTTCAAGAAAGAGTTCGACGCGGTCCGCGGCGCCCAGGCGATCACGCTGCTCCTCAACTCACCAGGTGGATCTGTCTTCGACGGCATGTCCGTCTACAATATCCTGGCCACCGTTCGCGAGAAACTCTCGGTACGCGTGGTCGGTGTCGCGGCCAGTGCCGCATCGGTGGTCGCTCTCAGCGGCAGCAAGCTCACGATGGGCGAGGCCACCTACCTGATGATCCACAATCCCTGGGCGGTCGCAATCGGCCCCGCGGCAGAAATGCGAAAGACGGCTGAGCTCCTTGATTCGGTTTCCGCGCAGATGATCGACATCTATGCCGCGCACTCCAGCCTGACAAAGGAGGAGATTGCTCAGAAGATGGCTGATGAGACCTGGCTGACTGGCCAGGAGGCCATGGACGCTGGCTTCGCGGATGAGGTCGAGCAGGGAACCGCGGTCGCGGCTCTCGGCTATGGCCTTGAAAAATACGGCTTCAAAAAGACGCCGGACGTTGTCCAGGCGAAATCACATTCGGACAGCAGGCCGCCGCAGACGGTCCGCGATTTCGAGAGTTTCCTGCGGGATGCAGGATTCAGTAGGAACGTCGCGGCCAGCATTGCGGCGAAGGGATTCCCCACCCCGCGGGATGCGGGCGGTGAAAGCGCGGGGATCGCGCAACGGATTTCGGCCTCGGTCCAGGAGACTGCGCTGCGCGAAGTGGCGCTGAGAAATTGAAGGAGAACGACATGGAACCAAACATGGATACCCCCGCGAAGGTCAGCATAACTGACCTCAACGTCCTGCTCAGAGAGCGCAAGGCGCTTTACCAGAAGGCGCTCGCATATCAGGACGAGCACAAGGCCGAAGACGGCAGTCTCTCGGCGGAAGACCACGGCACGTTCCAGAAGATGCTGGATGACGTGAACCGCATGAGCGACAAGGCCGACGAGATGCGGTCGCAGCTCCAGATCCAGGACGCGATGGCGGAGCGGACGCTGCGCGACCGGGAGGAGGACGGCGACACTCCGATGGCGAAATACAAGGCCGCCTGGCTGCGCTACATCCGCAACGGCGCTGCCGAGCTGGATCCCGATGATCGGAAGATCCTGGCCACACGTGCCGCGGACATCAGGGCCGCGTTGGGCGTCGGTTCCGGGGCAGTGGGTGCATACACGGTCCCCGAGGATTTCTACGGCCGGGTGGTTGAGATCTTGAAAGCCTTCGGCGGCATGCGCGCCTCGGGCGCGGAGATCCTCACCACGCGGTCAGGAGCGGATTTGCCGGTTCCCACCGGAGACGACACGGGGAACGTGGGTGAGATCGTGGCGGAAAGCGTGGCCACGGGATCCGCTTCGGATCCGACCTTCGGCCAGGTGATCCTGAAGGCCTACACCTACAGCTCCAAGATCGTGAAGGTGCACGCGTCGCTCCTGCAGGATGAGGACGTTGGCCTGGAAGCGCTCCTTGCGCGCTGGCTGGCCATCCGGATCGGCCGGATCCAGAACACCCATTTCACCACGGGTGACGACAACGGAAAGCCCGATGGCGTCACTGTCTCGGCCCAGAACTCCAATGTGCAGTTCGCAGCCGCCGCGGCGCCCACGTACGACGAGCTCGTCGACGTGCAGCATTCGGTAGATCCGGCTTACCGCGTACGAGGTCGGTTCATGATGCACGACTCGGGGCTTGCGGCCTTAAAGAAGATCAAGAACGCGACCACGGGAGAGCCCCTGTGGCTGCCGGCGGTCTCTGCACGCGAACCGGACACCATCCTGGGCAGCCCCTACACGGTCAACCAGGACATGGCCACGTTCACCACGGCCGCGGCCAAGGTCATCCTGTTCGGCGACTTCTCCCAGTACTTCATCCGCGACGTCACCGGCGGCGCGATGGCACGGCTGGTGGAGAGGTACGCGGAGTACTTCCAGATCGGCTTCATGCTCTTCACCCGCGCGGACGGCGGCCTGATCACCCCCTCGGCGATCAAGTACGCCCTGAGCAAGGCGTAAGCGGAGCCAGGCTTGAGCGGGGAGGGGTGACTCTCCCCGCATTCCCATAGGAGGGAATGATGCAAGGAAAACTTCTACGCGAGCGGACGAAGCTGATTGCCGGCCTCGTTCCTCAGAGCATCGCCACCACGAACGTGACCAGCAGGTACTTCCCGCTGAGGGGATACGACAAGGTTCTGTTCCTCATCTCCTGCGGAAAGATCGCCTATGCGGACCCCGGCACGCCGAACTCAGTGGTCGCCCAGGTGATGAAGGCGACGTCGGCAGCCGGCGCTGGGGCCGGAGCGCTGACCAGCTTCGCCGCAACAATCACGGGGCAGATCGATGCCATCAAGGGGTCGGTACTCGTTGATACGGTCACGAATGATGTGACGATCACCATCAATACGATCGTATACACGAAGAAAGCCGCAACCAATGCGGCCGCCCGGGAGTTCGCGGATGCCGCCGGCCTGGTGCTGTGCGTGAATCACGCGACCATGGGAGTCCCGAACGTGACCGCTGCGGCCGTTGGCACGACCGTATTCCTCACCTCGACCACGCCCGACAGCGTGAAGATCAACATGGTGGGCTATGAGGCTGCCAAGCTCATACCCGCCACGGAGGAGGGGCTGGCTTTGGTCGAGGTGGACGAAGGGGACGTCGCCGATACCTACACCCATCTTGCGATCAAGCTGACCACGGTCGGCACGATCGTTGCTGGAGCGCAGATGTTGTTTGCGAATCCCCGGCGCGGACCGGTCTCGCAACTGCTGACCGCGCAGTATCCGGCGACATAGGAGAAGATGAAGTGGTCGGCGGCTGTCTTCGGATTCGATACACGGGCGCACAGGCGAGCTGCTTGCTCGAGGGGGACGCAACAGCGAAAACCCTCACGTCCAAGATTGGCGCGCTCGGAGCGGAAGCGCCAGACGCGGCCTTCGGAACGGCCGGCGTTATCGATCTGACAGCAGCAGCCGCCGACACTTTGCTGGAACTGCAGGCATTGATTGATGCCTATGCCGACTATGAATGCTCGGTCATCTACGGGGACGATATCCCGACACAGAATGTTCTCGATTTCACTGTCCAGGCGAAGACGGATCCCGCATATGCCCTTTTCACGCTGACTTCTGTGCTCTCCTCGTTGTCCCTGACATCCTGGGCGCGGGTGAAGATTCTGCTTGGCCTGCAGGACTCTGACCAGACGCAGGCGGAGTACCTGTTAAACGCGATCACGCCCGCGGCCGAGTCGATTGCATACAGGCCGTTTGCTGCGCGCGCGGTGACGCAGGATTTGGATGGTACCGGGCGGTCAGAGCTGCTTCTGCCTGCGGTCCCTATCAACTCCGTGTCCAAGGTGAACATCGATAGCACCAGAGCGTTCGCCGTGGACACTGACTTGGCCGCGGCCGATTACGCTATCTATAGCGAGGAAGGCTATATCCGTCTGATTAGCAGGACCTTCCCGGTGGGCGTGCAGAACGTCCGTGCCACCTGGAACGGTGGCTTCTCCCCTGTCCCCGATGACCTGCAGCTCGCCGCCGTCGAGTGCGTGAGCTGGAACCTCAAGCGGCTCCGGGGATCCGGCATCGGGATCCGCAGCGTCTCCACAGGGGACGGCATGAATACCGGCATGGAGATCACCATCCCATTGAGCGCGCAACGCGTCTTTGAAAGCTACAGGTTGAGCTCATGATCGATGTTCTCATTGTCTTTGACGACCAGGTCAGCGAGAAGATCAACCAGTTTGCGAGCTCCGCGGCCGGGCTCCTGGACAGGATCCTGGTGAGCACGGGCGGAAAGTACGCGTCCTACGTGCGCCGCAGTTTCCTCTCAGGGCAGATGCTGGGGGTGCAGACTGGCGAGACCAGGCGCAAGCTCAAGGTGCACAAGGTCCGCTCGCAAAGTCACCTTTATGCAGTC